ATTTTTGTATTTATATGAAAATAACACTTAAAAATTTACATTAGTTCCATAACATTCAAAATCTTTTAAATTTTAACATTTATGTCAACATTATATATAACAACAAGAACAATCTTAATAGATTTTATTAATTATGGTTTAGCAAATTATCTGTTTTATGGTTTTAATGTAAAAGCATTAGGGCGAAATAGTAATTCAGAACTTGTTTATGAAGTAACTTATAAAACTAATATAACTGAAGATGTAGATGCCTATTACATATATACATTTGAGAAGCCAACTAATGGTAAATATATGTCGTTAAGGCAACCTGAACTTGAACCATTACCTTTTTAATTTCCTAAGAGAGTTTATTTTGTAAACTCTCTTTTTTTTATTTTCTGTTCCTCCATTCACCCCTCCCCCTACATATGTCGGACAGTCATAGGATTTATAGTCTATATTAAAATCCTATTGTAGCAATACAATAGGATTATTTTAACTTGCATTATTCAATTATTTATACTATTTTTTATTCATTAACTATTTAAAACAATTTATTATGAGCAACGCAACAAGAAAAACAGTTTCAAGAGGAAAAGTAACTTTCTCAAGATTATTTGCATCTGATTACCAAAAGTCAGGTAGCAAAACATTGGAAATCAAGCAATTGATTACCACAACAATGTATTATCCTACTAAGAAATTCAATTCTGATTTACAAGATGCACTTTTTACAGAAAGTGATTTTGGAGTTGAAGAAAATGGTTATGAAACCACAGAAACTCGTGTAGCATGGATTCCAGTTCCTGCTAATTATAACGAGGCACAAGTAAAACAAATTGTAGCTAATCTTCCTAAAGAAGCATGTATCTACAAAATGTTGTCAAATAGTCCTATTCTTACTGATAATCAGCGTCAAGCTGTACATCAAGGTTTAAAGACTATGGATGATTTTGCTGATGCACAAGCTATCAGATATCCAAATAACAGCGAGTTTGCAGGAGAACTTATCCTTGATGCTCAAAGTAAGGTTCAATACAAAAGAACATTCTTTAGCAAAACAGCTCAAGAAGATATCGATGAACGTGGTAATGGAAAAGAATATGTTTCTGATGCTTTAGCAGAAGAAACTGAAGGTGCTTCTGTTACTTTTGGTCAGAAAATCTAATTATTAAGAAAGTCTAATTTACAAATTATTATCTACAATCACTATTTATTCTATTTTAGAGTATTTATATTGTGGGTAATTTTTTGTAAGTTAGGCTTTCTTTTTTTATTATTTTACCATTTAATATTTACATTCTACTATGCAAGATTACATTTATGATATTGAGATTTATCCTAATATCTTTTTGGTATGTGCTGAAAACATAAATACTAAGCAAAAACTTAGTTTTGAAATCAGCATAAGAAAAATACAAACTCAACAACTTGTAGAATTTTTAAATCAAGACATTAGACTAATAGGTTTTAATAACAAAAACTATGATGACCTGATGTTACAAAAGTTTTTAGAATGTTTACATTTAAAAGGTAAAGATTTAGTACAAGCATTAAAAAAGCATTCTGATAATCTCATTACAAGAGAAAACTATTCTAAATTCTGTAAGAAGTTTGTAAAAGTACCTACAATAGATTTATTTCTATTAAATCATTTTGATAATGATAATAGAAGATGCTCACTTAAAGAACTTGAGTTTGTATTCAATATGAATAACATTCAAGAATTACCATTTGATTACACACAACCTATACCAGTTATTGATTTTGATACTCTTGTAAAATATTGTTGGAATGACATTGAAGCTACTTTTAAATTATATAACTATTCTATACAAGAGTTAAAGTTAAGAGAAGAATTAGGTGGTAAAGAACTTTTAAGTTTTAACTCACCAAAATTAGGTGAGAAAAGTTTTTGTCAGGCAATGATTAAAATAAATCCTACATTTGAACAAAAACTACAAAATAAATCACCAAGAAAAGAAATTAAACTTGCTGATGTAATATTTTCTTATGTAGAGTTTAAAAGTATAGGATTTCAAAAGCTATTAGAATATTTTAAATCTAAAGTAATTACTGACACTTATAAAGTATTTTCAGAATTACCATTTGATACTCTTACTTTAATAGAAGGACATTATAATGTCTATAAAACTAAAGGAGTTCAAAAGAATTTAAATATTAACCACAATGGATTTGAATTTGTATTTGGTACTGGTGGTATTCATGGTTGTATTGAACCTGGTATATATGAAGCAGACCAAGAACATGACATATTAGATATTGATGTAGCTTCATTTTATCCTAACTTAGGCATTAAAAACAAATTATATCCTGAGCATTTAGGTGTAGAATTTTGTGATGTATATGAACATAGATATCATGAAAGAGGTAATTATGCTAAAGGCAGTACTCTTAATAAATCTATAAAGCTTGAGTTAAATGGTGTGTATGGTAAAAGTAATTCTAAGCATTCACCATTTTATGACCCTAAATATACTATGTCAATTACCATTAATGGTCAATTACTCATAGCTATGTTAGCAGAACAACTTATGAATCATTCTCAACTATTACAAGCTAATACAGATGGTGTTACTATTAAAGTACTTAAGTCAGATTTACCTAAAATACAAGAAATACTTAATTGGTGGGAAAATCTTACTTCTCTTACTCTTGAAACTGCTAATTATTCTAAAATGGTTATTAAAGATGTATCTAATTACCTTGCTATTTATACTAATGGTAAAGTAAAAAGAAAGGGTGCAGCATTTAAAACTAAAGCAGAGTTAGAATTACATGAAAATCATTCAGGAGTTATAGTTCAGGAAGCTATTAGTGCATATTTTATATCAAATACAGCACCTGAACAATTTTTATTACAAGAATTAGAATTAGGATTAGATAAGTTTTATATGAGAGCTAAAGTACAACGTGACCATAAACTTGTAGCAAGAGATGTAACAGATATAGCTCTTCAAAGAATTACAAGATATGTAGTTACTAATACTGGTGTATCTCTTATTAAAATAATGCCACCACTTCCTAAGAATCCTGATAAGTGGAGAGAAACTGAGATTGAAGCAGGATGGAAATGTACACCATGTAATAATTTATCAACTATCAATATAGATTTTTTAAAACAAAACATTAACATCGAATATTATTTAACACAAATTAAAAAAGTAATCAATGCTATCAAGAGAAATAGTCCAGAATAATGCTGTAAATGCAATTATCAAACATTCTTATAAGGGTATAGTATATGTATCACCAAGGGTTGGTAAATCAAAGATAGTATGTGACATATTAAAAATGCCAACATTTAAAAAGTCAAAGATACTTATTACAGCACCATACAATACTATTTTAGATTCCTGGACATCAGAATTTAAAAAATGGAAAGTAAATACAAAGAATATTGTACTTATAAATCAAAGGTCATTAGGTAAATTAAAGCTTACAGATTATAATTACATTATTTCTGATGAAATACACACTTTGAGTGACAATCAAATTGTAGAGTTACAAAAAACTGATACTCCAATACTTGGTCTTACTGGTTCTTTATCTAAAGAATCTAAAAAGTTATTAAAAGATGAACTACTAATAGAACCTATATTTACATATTCAGTTGAAGATGCTATCAATGATGGTATTGTAGCTGATTACAAAGTATATCTTATTGGTGTACCATTAGATAATAAAGACAAGTATATTGAAGCAGGTACTGTAAAACAGAAGTTTATGACTACTGAGTATGCAAACTATCAATATCTTACTCAACAGTTTGAAAAGTTTAAAAGGATGTCTTGGAATAATTCTAAGATGAATGCAGTTAAGATGCAATATGCATCTAAAAGAGCATCAATGCTTTATACTGCTAAATCTAAAATAGCAATGGCTAAAAAGATTATTGCAGAACATGACAGATGTCTTATTTTTACTGCAAGAACTGAAACAGCAGATGATTTTGCTACAGCTTATCATTCTAAAAGTAAAGAAAATTATTTAGAACAATTTAAAGATGGCACTATTAATAAACTTGCTGTATGTGAGATGACCAACATGGGTATCACAATCCCTAATCTTAAAGTAGGTATATTTCATCAGATGAAAAGTTCAGAAGAATCTGCAATTCAAAAGGTTATGCGTATGTGTAATGTAGAAGAAAATGAAATTGCTGAAATTTACATTACATATTTCATTAATACAATTGATGAAGAATGGGTTAAAAAAGCTTTATCAGGTCTAAATCCTGAAAAAATTATCTATGTAAATCGTGGATAATTTATAAAAAAGTCATATTTTTAATGGCTCTGTCACCTCAAATGGCAGAGCTTTTTGTCACTATTAAACTACAACAATATGCAGATTAATCAGGAAGTTCCAAAATTATTAGCAGAACATGGTGTTGATTGCAGTTTAGGTCTATTATATTTACTTGGTGTACATCATAATCTTGATGGTATAAGTGAAATAATACCTGAGCCAATTGTCAGACTTGTTAATAACTTAGGAATAGTAGAAAGAAATTACAGAGATAACACTATTGAATGGCATTTACCTCTCTATGATGGTCAAAATGTAGATTCAGTATGGGATTGGGTTAATGAATATCGTAAACTTTTTGCAACAAAGAATAAAGAGAGGGAAGGTAATAAGAAATCCTGTGTGCAAAGAATGAAAATGTTTTTTGCTCAGAATCCTGAAGTTAGAAAACATGATGTATTAGATGCTACTACTATGTATCTTAGAACAGTAGAACCTAAATTTGTAAAGATGGCTGAAAGATTTATCTTTGATGGTCAAGGTAATTACAAAACCAGCATGTTGCTTCAATGGGTTGAAAGATTGTGGGAAACTAAAAGACAACAAATTCAAGACCCTAATCTTAAGATGATGAAATGAATTTCATAGAAGCATTTAAAGAGGGTCAGCAAGGAAATAACAAAGGTTTACCAACAGGTCTTATTCCATTAGACAGAGCAATAGATGGAGTACAAAAAAAAGCTATATATGGTGTAGCTGCAGGTCCAAAAGTTGGTAAATCTACACTCGTAGATTTTGCATTTGTTATTCATCCTATACTTTATTGCTTAGAACATAAAATACCAATCCACCTTATTTACTTTTCTTACGAAATTGACAGAGTCAAAAAAGAATTTGACTTTGCATCATTCTTTTTCTACTATGATTATCAAATTGATACTGTTGAGTATAATGGAATAGAATATCCTATGTCTGCAAGATATTTATTGGGTAAACTACAAGATGCTCAAGGTGAAATTATTCCTGTATCTAAAGACCATCAGCAAAAGTTATCTACAATCTATAAAACAAGAATTATTCCTCTTTTTGGTGAATATGACGTTAAAGGTCATAAAGTAACAGAAGGTGTAATTCAGTTTTTAGAAGATAGAGATAATCCAACAGGTATGAGAAATACTATTCTTGCCTATGCTAAACAGAATGGTAATTTTCAATTCCAAGAATATGAAACAACAGAAGACTCTAAGAAAGTAAAGAAACAAAGATTGATAGGTTATGTACCTAAAGACAAAGATAAGAGAACTATAATTATTACTGACCATATTCGTAAACTTAAAAGGGAAAGAGGTTTCTCTATGAAAGAGAACATGGACAAATGGATAGAATACACAGTAGAACTCAGAAACTTCTGTCATTTTACATTTGTACACATTGTTCATCTTAATAGGTCTATTTCTAATATAGAAAGACTTAAGTTTAATGGTGAGTATATTTATCCTACAGGTGAAGATGTAAAAGATTCAGGTAATCTATCAGAAGAATGTGATTATCTGCTTACACTCTTTAATCCTACTGATGAGAAATATGGATTAACTACACATTTTGGATATGTCCTTGAAGAATATCCTAATTATAGGTCTATCCATTTAGTAGAATCTCGTGATACAGAATGTCCAATGCATTTAGCAGTACAAATGAAAGGTAATGTAAAACAATTTAAACCAATTTAATTATGACAGCACCAAAAGGTTATTATCGCAATTTAATTTCTGATTCTAATATTAGAATTGCTTTTACTCATACACCAATGTATGGTGTTACAAAAATAGATAGCACTAAAGTTATCGAAGAATTAGAACAATCTACTGATGAGTATGCTCAATACTATATCAATGGATTAAAAAATGGTCAAATGGTTACTATAGTTGAAAACTCACATAGTGATAGATATTTTGTACCAGGAGAATTATATTTCAAATCTTAAAACAACAACAATGGCAAAAATTATGGTAATTGCAGAAAGTGGTTTTGGTAAATCTACTGCTATCTGCCCAAGTGAAGAACTTGGAATTAAGGGTTTAGACCCTAATACTACTTTTGTAGTGAATGTTAGTTCTAAAGATTTACCTGCAAGAGGTTGGAAAAAGCTATATAAGCATATTCAAGGTAAAGACCTTAGTTCAGGTAATTATGTAGAAACTAACAATGGTTTAGATATAGCTGGTCTTATAAGCATTTTGAATGAGAAGAAACCTGAAGTTACTACACTAATTATTGATGATTTTCAGTACATTATGGCTGATTATTATATGGATAAAGCTAAAACAGCAGGTTTTGATAAATTTCAAGACATTGGTTATTTTACAGGTCAAATCTTTAAAGCTATCCAAAAGTTTAAAGGTCATGTAATAGTACTTACTCACCCTGAAGAAGTTCAAGGTAATTTTGGTACTACATACAAGGCTAAAACTGCTGGTAAAATGATTGACCAATATATTACTATGGAGGGTAAATTTGACATTGTCCTTTATGGTGCTCAAGATTATGATTCTAAAGCAAAAAAAGCTATAAAGCAATTTGTAACTAATTATGATGGTAGATATCCTGCAAAATCTGCACCTGGAATGTTACCATTATTAATGCTTAATGATTTGGGATTAGTTGTTGAACTTGTAAATAAATATTATGAAGGAGAATAAGAAAAGACCAAGAGTCAAAATTGAAAAGAAACAATACACATTAGTATATAGTGTACAACCAACTAAACAATAATTTTTTAACTATTTTAATTTTTTAAACAATGCAAATCAAAATTTCAGAAATTCTCAATGACCTAACTAATGGTCAAACAAGACAACAGATTAAAGAAAAGTACAATCTTAGTACTGCTCAACTTAAATCTGTATTTGCTCATCCACTTCTTAAGGGTAGAAAGACTAAGAAAGTAGAACAACCTATTGACTTAGTAGATGACATTAGTGCAGTAGATACAAGACCTGCTTATGCAATAGTAGAACCACAACCTGTTGTAGAAACAGTTAGACCTGCATTAGTAGATGATGCAAATGATGATAACTTGTTTAGCTAAATTAAGGGAGGTAGCTCCTCCCTTTTATTCTTTAATTCTATAAAAACATAATTATGTACGGTTATAATAATGATGAGAAATCATCAGGTTCAGCAAGTTTTGGTCTTAATCAAGGAGTCTTTATGACTAAATTTGAGTTTAATCCAAATGGTGGTAAAGATGGAGCAGCACAAGAATGCTTAGATATCACATTTGAATTTCCAGGTGGTGCTGTAAGAAACTACAGACAATTTCCTGTAACTCAAGCAGTTGATAAAGATGGTAACAAGATTACTAATCCTAAAAGCAAAGAGATGATTGCAGCATTTAATGAGTTTAACTCAAAGATTACTCAAATCATGAAATGTTATGTTACTGAAGAAGTTCTTAAAAGAGAACTTGCAGCAGCTAATAATTTTAAATCTTTTTGTCATATCTTAAGCAATACTTTGCCTAAAGAATTTGCTGAAATTCCAGTTGATGTTTTTTGTCAGTATCAATGGCAACCTAAAACTGATGGTGAAACTAAGTATTTGGAAATACCTAAAAATGTGAAGCAAGGTAAAGTATTTGCTGCAGCTGAAGAAGGTAATTTTAAACCAGTTAACATCAATAAGGAAGCAGGTGTTGTTACTTACAATGGTAATGAATATCCTTTAACAGTAAATGGTAAGAGTGCAAGTTTCACTATTGGTGAAAAGACATTCAACATTGGTTCTGATAAAGGATTGATTTATATTGCTAAAGTAGGTGATGAAATCAAAACTCATAGTATTACAAGAACTGGATGGTTTATGGATTCCAATTGGGCAAAAACAACAAATGAAGATGCTCCAATTCAATCTTCTTGGGATTAATTAACCATAAAATCTTAATGCTATGTATGGCTATCATGAACAACTCACAATCGAAGAAATATTTTTGAAAGTAAATCAAAAAGAAATCTTTACTCATGTTTTTGGTAAGTTTCAAGTAGGAGAGTACTTAGTATCTCCATTTAGAAATGATGATAGTCCAGGATGTTGGATTCAATGGCATAATGGAAAGTTATACTTTACTGATTTTGGTTCATATCATGCTAATTTAGACATGATTGGCATTATTCAGCTAAAGTATAATTTTTCATTTAAAGAAGCCTTAGACTTTGTTGCTAATTTTAAATGTGATGAGGAACCTGAATATATACAGCAGGCAATTACAGTATCAAAATCCAATTCTTTATGTTTGGAATTTTGTCCTAAGCTATTTGATGATTATCATAAAACATATTGGTCACAATATGAGATAACATCTAAACAACTAATTCAAGATAACATATTTGCAACCAAATGGTATAAAGTTAATGAGCATTATTTTTTTCCTAATGCAGCAGATACTACTTATACAATATCATTTGTTACTGATGCTAAAATCAAAATTTGTAATCCTAAATATTCCAGAAAAGGTAAATGGGTTACAAATGCAAATCAAAATGTTATTGGTGGAACATCACAATTACCATTTTTAGGTGAAACTCTTTATATCACTAAGTCTTATAAGGATTGGAGAGTACTCAAAAACATAGGAATAGAATCTGTTATATATTTTCAGAATGAGGGTATGTTACCTGATATGAACATACTTAGTATTTATTTAAATGCATTTTCAGATGTTATTATTTTATTTGATAATGATGAGCCTGGTATTAATGCATCTAAAAAAGTTCAAGAATATATTAATGGTGAATTTTCCAACAAAGCATCTTATTTAACACTTCCTACTAAGGAAAAAGACCCTGCTGATATTATTAAAGCAGGTAATAAATTACAATTAACTAATTTTTTAAATTTAAAGTAATGAGAAAAGTAAAAGTTTATTCAACAGCTTTTGGTTTAAAAGCTATTAATTCTGCAGCAACAACTTGGGGTGAACTTCAAGATGATTTATCTACTGCCAATGTTACATTTGGTAATATGAATGCTGTAGAAAATGTAGGTAATACTACACTTGTATTGAAAGAAGCAAAATTACCTGATGGTGAGTTTGTACTTATGTTGACTCCACAAAAGACTAAGTCTGGCTCTGATTATAAAATAGTTAGAGCTACTGTTGTAGAAATTATTACTAAATATGGTGTTTCTGCAAAGGAACACTTTAATCGTGATGGTAGAAACTATACTAATAGAAATACAGCAGAGCTTTTGGGGTTAATTGCATTATGGAATGAAAAGCATCCTAAATCTGCTACTCCTGATGTAAAAATTTCAGGAATTGTTACTCCTAAACTTGAAGTAAGTACTCCAGCTCCTAAACCAGTAGTAGAAAAAATGAGTTTTGTAGAAGTTTTAAGACTTGTACTTACTTATGATGAAATAAATGAGTATGAAGATTTAGAATCTTATATTCAAGATGCTATTGATATATTAAGAAATGACTCATCATCTGTAGAAGGTTTATCAGAAGAAGAAAAATCTTGGATTAACAAGATTAAAAATATGTAGTTGTAGTTGCTTGTTTATAGAGGGTTGGGAGAAATCTTAACCCTCTTTTTTTTCACTTAAAATCACAAAACTATGATAAATATATTTCATTTGTTGAGGATAGCAGCTAAAAAACAAGTTAAAAATCAAAGTATAAAGCATATTGAAGAACATATTAGTAAAAGGTTTTATGTAAAAAATGGTGAATTAACTGTATTACAACAAAGGTCACA